GTATTGGCTGTAGAAGCTATCGTTAATGCTGGTATAGAGTTAAACATGAACTGTCCATTGGACGGAGAATCTAAGATAGGGAATAATTGGTATGAGTGCCACTAATAGAGAATGTATAGGATGTAAAAATGTATTAAAAGAAGGATCTAACTGGTTATCTAGTTGTGTAAGGAATCATAAATATAGATGTATTGAATGTAAAAGAATAGAAAATAGAATATATGAAAGAGATTCCAGAAAAAAACCCAGAGTTAATACAAAAAAAGAACAACTAAGAAAAATAAAATGGAAAAAAGAAAACAAAGGGTATGTTAACTACATCAATTCAAAACGAGCCGCCTCTAAAATACAGAGAACTCCTAAATGGGCAAATTTGTTTTTGATCAGAAAGATATATGAAGAGTGTTCTAAATTAATTAGTAAGTACGGCCCTAATTCCTACCATGTTGACCATATTATACCCTTACAAGGTAAGAAAGTATCGGGGTTCCATGTAGAGAATAACTTACAAATTTTAAAAGCAAAAGATAATCTATCAAAAGGTAATAAATATAATGAATAAAACATTAGACACATTAATAGAAGATGTTTATTCGGTAGTCAAGAATAGCAAAGCAGATCCAGACGTAGATGTTGATGCGATATTTGATCTGTTCGGGACTAACGTAAAGGAGGCTGTATTTAAGTCATTGTTTGAAGAGCGCGGAGACTCCACACGCTTGCGTATGTCGTCCGTAGGCAAACCTGATAGACAGGTATGGCTTAACTCCAAAGACTACCCTAAAGAGGAATTAGAGCCCTCTACGTTGATTAAGTTCCTGTACGGTCATGTAATAGAAGAGTTAGTCTTATTGTTAGTACGTCTAGGTGGTCACACTGTAGCTAATGAACAAGATAAGGTAGAGGTTAATGGAGTCAAGGGCTCTATGGACTGTACTATTGATGGTAAGCTTATTGATGTTAAATCAGCCTCCAGCTACGCCTTTAAAAAGTTCAAGGATAACACTGTAGAGTTTGACGATCCCTTTGGCTATGTAGATCAGCTAAAAGGGTATGGTGCAGGGCTAGGAGTTAAGGAGGGTGGATGGCTTGCTATGGACAAAGGCAATGGACATTTAGCCTTAGCAATGATAGACTTGACTGAAGGTGAAAGCATTGAGGACAGGATCACTCACTTAAAAGATATTGTATCTAAAGATGAAATGCCTGAGCCATGTAGCTACCCAGTACCAGATGGTAAAAGTGGGAATATGAAGTTATCTACACAATGCTCTTACTGTCCTTATAAGCATACTTGCTACCCTGAATTAAGGACTTTCTTGTATAGTACAGGCCCTAAGTTCCTAACGGAAGTTTGGAGTTTACCTAGAGTAATTGAAATAACCGAGACTAAGTAATATGAGTGTAAAATTTAAAGTAGTACAGACTCCCCGATCTGAGCGTTTTGAAGAGCAGATCAACATACTATTGAATCTAGGATGGGCACTACACGGCAGTCCTTTTATTGATGGTACAGGTCAAATGGTACAGGCGTTATTAAAGGATATTCCAGATGTCAAAAAAGCAACTGCCAAAGTACCGAAGTAAACTAGAAGCTAGGGTAGCTTTAGGTTTATCTGAATGGGAGTACGAATCTGAAAAGATAGGGTACATAATCCATAAGACCTATAATCCAGACTTCATTAAGGGTAATATCTTTATTGAAGTCAAAGGATTCTTTAGGTCTGGAGACACCCAGAAGTATAAAGCTATCCACGACCAGATGCTAAAAGAGAATAAGATACTTGTCTTTGTCTGGTCTAAGCCTCATCAGAAACTACGGAAAGGATCTAAACTAACTAACGCTGGCTGGTGTGATAAGCACGACATTAAATGGTTCTCACAAGATGATATGAAAGCCCTTAATAAGTGGAGTAAAACAGCCAATGGCTAAGACAGTAGAGGAACTAATAGAAGACATAACCAGAGACTACGATGTAGACCTGTTAGTTGAGATATTATGTATTTCTGCTGAAGAGTTGTTAGAGAGGTTTGACGATAAATTAATGATTGCTATAGAGCGAGGGGATTTTGAAGATGGAACCTAATTCATCACTAGACACTCAAGTAGGAGGTAGTCACTATCAGATGGGAGGCATTCAGCCTATTGAATACATTCACGCTAACAACCTGTCCTTTATCGAAGGTAGTATTGTAAAGTACATATCTAGGTGGCGTAATAAGAATGGTGTGGAGGATCTAGAGAAGATCAAACATTACATAGACCTTCTCATAGAGTTAGAAGATAATGTAGGTAATAGAAAGAAGTAAACAAAAAAGGCCCCAAAGAGAAATCTGAGGGGCCTTTTTATTTGCCTAAAATTTAGTCTAGAGATCCCTCGTTAGTCATCGACTTACTGTGTCTATTACTCTGCTTTCGGTGAGACATTATTTCATTACCTTCTGCGTCTAAGTAAGTGACTTTTTCCCTGTAAGTTTTATCCCCTATTTTAACTAAGTCCTTTTCTAGTTTCCAAGAAGAAATAGGAGGGAAGCCATAAGACTCAGCAGCCATATTATAGTCTGCTGCCTTACGCGCTATAAGACCGCCTAACGGCCTCATTTTACCGTCTTTAGGGTCGTTAGTAGACACCCCATCTAATAACTGATTCTTTAAGCTAGACTGTACAGCCTCGACTTGATCTTCACCTGTAAGATCCATAGCAGCATTAAGGCTTTTCTTTAGCTCGTCTGCGCCTGACATTCCTTGATTCCATACAGTGCTAACCAATGTTTCCTGTAAGCCACTACGCATATCATCAAACTTAGGGTAGGAACTCTGAAGCTGGCCTACTCTTTGATTAATTAAGTTTGTTGCTGCCGACTTGTAATCTACTACTCCATCAGGGCCAGTAAAGTCTGCCATGTTTAAATCTGCCATACCCTCCTTTAGTCCATAGGGCATAGTGTCTGCTCCACCTTCTACACTCTTATGTTTAAATATACCTTCTGATTTATCAAAATCTGATATAATTTTATCTACTAAGCTAAGACCAGAATCTACTTCTACTGCTTCTGCCTCTAGATCAGGCGCTACCGTGTCGGCTATAGTGTCTTCAAACAGACCAGCCTCTAACTGAACAGCCTCACCGCCAGACCTAGACGTTTCTATAGCTTGTGTCATGTTAGCATTCTCTGGAGTACCTGCTGCCCTCTTGAGAGCGTCAGATGCTTTAGCAGCTATCATAGCACCATCTATAGAAGACCACATCCCAGATAACTCTTGCTTCCCTCGCTCGTACTGAGCCATCATCTCTTCTAACATTAGTTTTGTTCCTGTTCTGGTGGAGTACCGTATTCGCTCAACCTACCTTCACGCGCTCCGATATAAATACCTCTTTTAGTATTTTTCATTATTACTCTTTTCATTGCATCCTTAATAGCTATAGCTTTATCAGCTAAAGTAGCACTCTGGTATGAGTCATATAGTTTAGCCAGTTTAGATACAACTAAAGGATCATAGACTAACTCTTTAAGACGGGCTTCTTTTTTACCGTCTAATTTAAACTGGGCTATCTTAGAAACTATAGTTGTTGCTGCTCCTATTGGACTCATAAATCTATTCTGAACCCTACGGTATGCTGAAGCAACCTCTGAAGCCCCTACTCCTGTAGACTCTTTTAATAGTTCATTAGCTTTAGCAGAACTTCTAATAGGTATCTTAGCCACTTTAGCGCCAGTATCTACTATATCAAAAGCTTTCATAGCTGTTGAAAACTGATCTATGTACTCTGCACCAAAGAACTCAGTGTACACTTCTCTATTAGCCTCCATATAAGCTTGGGCTTGTGTCTTAGCCTTGCCAGAAGATGTTACAATCTTATTGTTCATTGCCCTTTCTGTTAACTGTAGACGTATACCCGTTCTAAACATAGCCTCGCTTTCAATATCCATATTTTTAAGAAGAGGTAATATATCTCCCATACTAGCGCCACCACTTTTTATCATGTTAGCTACTGTACTGTCTAATCCGCTATTACGAGTTAGCTTTAAAAAATCATTAGTAGCTTGAAATGCGTTAGAGGCATAGTCTGCTTTAAGACGAGCAATGGTTGCATGGGAACTTTCAATAGCGACTACCGCGTCTGAAAGTTCATCCCCTAAATTAGGAACTAAAGAAATTAATTCAGCGTTGTCTGGATCATTGAGCCATGCTTTTATACGTTTTTCGTGAGCAACGTCACTTCCTTTTATAGCTAAGTTGTTTATCTTTGCGTATATGGCATCTTTTAAAACAGGAACGCCCTCTTCACCAACAGCCCCTATAAAGTCTCTTGCGTTTTGTAGTTTAGTTAAATCGTTAGCAACTTGATTAGTAAACTTACTGACAGACATTTTAGCTACGCCAGCCGAATTGAACGGGATACCCATTTCTTTGTAATACGTTTCATCTATCTTACGTAAAGCATCTCCAAAACCATCAGGTAATTCATCTAATGCGTTTGCTAGAGGGCCTTGTTTAAACCTATTCAATAAGTTTAGCTGTACCTTACCAGCAGAATCTGTAGTTCCAGATAAGTCACGTATTCTTCCGTTTACTTGATTCTTTAACTGCAACATATCAGTAGCACTATAAGACTCTAAAGAAAGACCTGTCTCTGGGTCTAGATCAGTTCTTGATTTTAAACTTAATAGAGGACTAAATCCTTTTAAGAACCGACCTTCATCTAAAGGTAAACTTTCTACCCACCCTAATAAGTTGTCTACTCCTTCTGGTGCTAGTTCAACTCCTTGTTGTTTAGCATTAGTTTTCCATTCAGTATACATAGGAGACAAACGATCCTGAACTAAAGCTTTCTTTTTAGCTACCAGACCTGCCGCAGCAGCGCCTATATCAGTCTTAGCATCATTTCTGACCAAACCTTCAGTGACTTTAAATAAATTATCTTCAACAGTATCTATTTTTTTCTGTATGTGTGCCTGACGAGCCTCTTCAAATTTAGTTCTTGCCTCTGTTTCTTTTGCTATTGCTTTAGGTACTGTAAAACCTTCTGGCAAATTAGGATCTACATTTAATAATTCTAGGTATTCTTGTTGTCTAACTTCAAACTCTTTAATAGCTTCTGAAATGTTTTTTCTAAATTGAGCATCTCCTCCATCCCCATAGAACTTATTAAATTGACTCGACATTATATCGTTTGACATAGCTGCCGCTATAGGGATTATTTTTAGAGGTTCTCCACCTAAAGCTGCTTGTACTTCATAAGCCTGTTCCATTATTTCAGAGAAGTCACCTCCACTAGCCGCTACCCTATCTGCAAATCTTTGTTGGTATTTATCTAAACCAAGTTCTACTGAACTTACAGGATCTATTTTTTTTACTGCTTTAATAGAGTTATAAACAATAGGGACAGTAGACTGAGCAACACTTGTAGTTATGCCCGTTGTTATTCCTGTTGCAAGTAAAATGTTTGTTTTTGTGCTTGAACTTAAATCAGTATCAGCAAGAACTTGTGCCGTTTCATTTACAATTAAGTCTGCTGCCGCAGAAGGTAGGAAAGATTGAGCTACGTTAGCTATGATACGAGGTGCTGTTGTTGCTAAATTTGTAACATCTGCTGCACCTTCTTGACCTGCTGTTAAAAACCTAACGATGTACTCTGTTGTGTTTAACGGATTACCTTCAGTGCCTTGAGCAGGAATAGGTTCCTCTCCTTTAAATCCCCATAGATTTCGTAGATGAGAACGATGCTGGTACAATTCTACAGGAGTCATAAAACGATTAGGATTTTGGAACAAGTAAGGTTGATCAAAATCCATACCTCTAGTAGCTTCCCCTCTCCATTGATCTACCAAATCATCTGGTATAACTGTATCTAATGAGTTAACAGCACCTCTTTCAAAAGCGGCTGCACTCATCCTTATAAAGTAAGCAAATGAAGATTCATCCTCACCCTGCCTAGCTTCAGAAGCCCTTACCGTGTCTACCTCAGACAATTCAGACATTTTTAAGTCTAATTTTTGATTTAGGGCATCATCAGAAACAGCAACGGCCCCTGAAAAATCTAATGCAGTTCCTGAATCACTTACTTCATTAGGTGTAACTGAAGTATCATCCAAAGGCCCTACGACTTTTGCGCCTGACAAGTCTAAAGCAGCCATTTAAAATTCACCTTTTTTATATTTAATATAGCCTATACCATTCCTTACTCGCCACATATCCCCATTCAACTCATAGTTAGCATCTGGATAAGGAGTACCGTCTGGCTGAATCCATTTCATGCCTTTTACAGGCCCTAATATGGTTTCTATCTGATCTGGTTTTAAGTTACTAGATACTCCTAAAGCATTAGCTTGTGCTTGTCGTTTGTCGTTGTAAGAATCCATTTCTCTNTCTTTTACAAACTTAGCTAACTCTTGAAATCCTTTAAGTGTTTCTGCTGTGTGAGTACCATCAAAAAAGTTACTAAATGCGTTGCGTACTTTAAGAGTAAACTTTTTAGAATTTCTAAAATTATCCATCTCAGCTTGGGCTTTTAAAGCATTATCGCCAAACAAACTACGAGTTAAATTATCAGCAATACTTGAAATCTCGTCTGCTTTCATTCCTTTTCTAAAAGTATCTTCTGCTGTTAAATCTATAACATAATCAGCGCCTTTTACTCTTTTTCTTTCAGTATCTGTAGCAGTTTGGAAGCTGTTAGTAATTTTAATTATTTCTCCTACAGGTACTTGCATATCACTTGCAATACCCCCTAACTGTCTCATTACTTGTACAACTTGTTTTTCAGAAGCACCTTCTCCAGCAATTGTTTTTGCGTTTTGCCTTAGAGTAGTTCCTTTAGTCTCTTCACCCTCCCCGTCTTACTTATAGGTTGCCAAGTCTGATCTGGTAGTTGTTTAAATACAGTAGTAGGATCGTATTTTTTCCCTTTATTCTCAGGCATATCCATTAACTGCTGGCCTGTTTTTGTACTAGATATAAAGGCAGATTCACTTTCTCCTGTTTTACTTACAGGACTTACAGAATCAGTCGCAGAATCAACTTGATACACAGTAGTAGGATCAAAAACCATACCTTTATATTTAGGTAACAGCATTAGCTGTGCGCCTGTATATGTGTCTTTCGTAGCAGTAGGTTTTTTATCTGATGAAATAGTTGAACCTAATTCCATCAACTCTAGATCAACTAACTTTCTAATTGGCTTTCCTTCTGCATCAACAGTTTCTACAAATTGTCGATCTGTTTTAGGAACCAGAGAAGATGCTAGAACTCGCCCTTTATCCATCATAGCTAAACCGCCATTAGGATCAAACTGCATAATCTGCTCACCAGCCCTCTGATATGTTTCTGGCTTACTCCAATCTGCGTCTTTAAAATCATTCTTAAATTGATTCATACCAATTGCTTTAGGGCTTATCGCTTGTCCAAAAGCACCCATAGCAGCCTGTGCGGATACACCCTTCTGCTTTTCAGCATTAAGCATATCCCCATAAGAAGACTGTACTGTCTGTAAAATGTTTGATGATGGCCCTGCGCCAAATAATCCTGCCATGTGTCTTACTCCGTAATTCCAATATTAGCTAGTTAGCCAGCCCCAAGCATCACCTATCAAATCCTGACCTACGTCAGTACCTAGTAATGAAGTTCCTAAGCCCATCCAGTTAGATGTATTATTAGCACTCTGCTGTGCTGCAATACCTTGCTGTGCTAGACTTTCTTGGAACTGAGGCTCTTGTGCAAAGCCATATACTTGTTGCAGCATAGGGACAGAACCGAGTGCTTGCTGCTGTGGTTTGAATTGTTGATCTGCTACGTTCTGAGTCAGACCAAATAGACCAGCCTGATTAGCCATCATACGATCTTGCATCTGAGCCCCGTACTGTTGGGCTTGTGTTGCTTCTTGGAATCGTTGGTTGTTTTGTTCAGTCTCTAATTGAGCCAAAGCTTGTGTACCGACTGTAGATCCTAGTTTACCAGACTCTATCAGACGACTCAAGGAGGATTGCGTCTGCTGCTCTCTGAGAGGCTCTCTAAGGGCATTTACGCCACGTAGGTACTCTGCTGCCGCATCATTGGGATCGAAGCTCTGGTAGGCTTCCTGAGAGCCCTGAAGCTGCCCTAGAAGTCCCTGCTGGAACTGTTCAAACTCAGGCGCTGCTGTTTCGATGTATTGACCTGTAAGAGGATCAAAACGAGTAGTTCCATATATATTACCAAATTCCATACCGCGAGGGGCACGAGCTTGTGATAATTGATTTACCGCACTCCCTGTATAACCACCATCAAAGTATTGACCATTATTTCCAGACACACTTGCCCCTCCACCTATACCACTATTATTACCACCGCCTGTACCTGCTGAATAACCACCAAAAGCATTACCGCCCCCACCGCCACCCATACTACCCATCATACCGCTTGATTGTGCTAGTTGTGATTTCATACCTTGAGGTAAACCAGCCCACTGTTTTTCAGATATGTTCGATGGACGCATAGCGTTTAACTGTGCTTCATTAGGACGACCTTGACCACCGCCTATGTAGGCATTAGGTAGCTGGTTATCTAACTGAGGTTTACGAGCTAAAGATACCCTCTCAGTCTCAGACATCATTCGCCAATCAGGGTTTGTTGACTCCTGTCGTAGATATTCTTGTCTGGCCTGATCATTCATACCGTACATAGTCTGTTGGGCGAAATCACCTAGAGGATCAAACTCATTGTAAGCACCTAACATACCACCAAAGTAGCTGTCTGTTCCTATTGCATTGCCTAACTCATCTAATAATTTACCTTGTAAACCGCCCCCTAAACCTCTAAACATTGTGTCAGGGGCTGCGTCAGGGTAAAAAGCAGATCCTCCGCGAACATTAGTAAACTGAGTAGGGGCATTAGCGTAAGTATTACCAGCTACATTAGGATTACCTTGAGGGCCTCCATACATAGGCCCTGTTTCTGTAGCAGCAGTTATTTGAGTTTGTGGAGAAATAGGGTTA